GTCCCTGAATCTGAGCAAGTGGCATACGGTATGCACCGTCTGCGCCCTTGATACGGCCTACTTGCCTCTCTTGCTTGGCAATATCCTCAGCACGAGTAGTAATACCTGTGACGATATCTTCGTATTGCGGGCCAGTGCCGTACAAAGCTTGGACAAGTTTCTGTCCTACCTTGTCAATACTAAAAACTTTGTCAGTTGCTGTAAAGAAAGCAATACGAGACTTGCGTGCAGCATCTAAACGTGGAATAAGCGGGGTCTTACGCGCTGATTGACCAGCAAGAATGGTCTTGACATCTGCGTGATTCTGTAAATAAGCCTTAGCAGTGTCAGCATTCTTGACACCAGCAGTAATAAACTCATCTGCTGCAGCAGGACCAAACTCTGGAGCTAGGCGACGTAGCGCTGATGAAGCCTTTTCTGCGGCAACAAGGTCTTTTGCTGTACGAGCAGTCTTGAGATTCTCAAGTTCCTTGCCGTATGTGTCAAAGAAATTGATTACGCTTTTGCTTTGAAATACTCTGTCTATATTCTCGGCATTTCCTGCAGCTGCCATAAGATTACGACCATATGTAAACTTCTCTTTTCCGAGAAGGTTGTACAGCAAAAAGTTTCCAGCGTCATAAGACTTCTTGGCTTTACCAAGCAAAAGCGTAGGATCTGCAAATACACGGTAAGCAGCATCTGCAAAACCAGAAATACCTTTGTATAAAAAGCCTGAACCCTCTAGTCCTTCTGGAAGTAAGAGGTTTGCAAGTTGACGACCAGGTGAATACTTAGCAGCCTGCACCTTGTCAAGTGCATCTTGAAATAGTTTATCTTCACCTTTGGCTGCAGTTGAAGCAATAAGTTTCTCTGCCTCTGTTCCGCCAGCGATAATCTGGTCTAGCGGCATACCTTGTGCTACCTTCATAGCAACATTGATACGGTCAGAACCATACTTATTGCGAGCATCTGCAATACGAGTAGGGCTAAATACTTGATCGCCTTTATCGTTTGCCATCTTGAAGGCTTTATCTAGGTCTACACCTTGGTCAAGTGCAATAGCACCTGTACGGTAGACACGGGTCATAAAGTCAGAGACTTCATTTAGTGCGCCAAATACGCGACCAATGCTCTGCTTGACACCTTGACCTGCATAGTGGATTGCTCCACCTAGCCAACCACGCTTCTGCTCTGGAGCTTCAGAATCATCTCCACCAAACATAGCAACGTGTGCAGTCTGTTGTTCTTGTGGTAATGATTGAAACTTCTTTTGAGCAACAGGAGCAGGCAGCGCTAGTAGACCCTTATGTGAATCTAATAACTTCTGTAAACCATCAACCTGAGCCTTCTGCTTTGGAGTAAGGCCAGCTTGTGCTGCTGCTGATGTAATCGAGTTTTGTGGCACTACATACCTCGCGCTAATGCACGCTGATAGAGAATCTCTACCTCACCTGTTTGATCGTAAGGAAGCATCTTTGCCAAGATGTCAGATAGTTTCTCTGTTTGAATACCTGTCATTGCTAAGGCCTCTGGGCCTGCGCCTGCACCCAGAGCAATACCAGTGGTCACTGGTACATCTGGCTCTTCAGTTGGCGCAAATAAATCTGTTCTCTGTCCTTTTGTTGCCGCTTGGCGTACTTCTGTAGCTGTAGCACCGCGTACATCTGGAGTCTTCGAAAGTGGAGCGCCTGCTTTATTAGCGGCGTTCTCTACACCTGCGCCATATGTATCTGACTGGAAGCGGAGTTGGTCTGTTCTTGTTGCATACATACCAGGACCTGCAGGGCCAGCCAACGGATTCATTGGTTGTTCAGCCATTATTGTCCTCCATCTTCTCTAAATCTGATGTGAATTGTTCCCACACTCTGGAAACTTTTGTTTTTCTATTTGCGTTATACACTGCTAAATCTAAAATCTCTGATGCGAGCATATCTATGGCTCGGATGATATTTACTGCGAATCCTGATAGAACTACTAAGAAATCAGCGAGAGTAATAGAACGCGGTACATAATCTTTGTCATCATCCACGTTCTATTCTCCCAACGTAACACTAAGCCTTCTTGCCCTTACGAGCCTTTCCTGCATAGCCAAATTCGACTTTGCCACCTGGCTTCTTCATATCCTTCTTGCCTTCTGTTGGCTTTGCCATTGGAGCCTTTGCACGACCACCTTTTTTCATTTTACACCTCCCTTACCCTGCAATAGATGCGAGTAGAGTCGCTATATCTGGACGAGAGCCAGCAGCAGGGGCCGCACCCATTTGTTCTGGAGTTGGCTGCGAGGCAGGAACGGGGGCCATACCTGCTGCTGGAACTTCTTCGCCCATCATTGGCACTTCTGGTTGTGGTTCTGGGGCGAATACTTCATCGACAATGGTCTCTAGTTGCTTACCTTTTTGACGACCTTTGATAACTTCCGCGATTCGGGAAACAATCTGAGAAGGATCTTGGCCTTGTGCAGCAAGCGCTGGAATTGCTTGGGCATACTGAGCCATAGCAACACGCAAAGAATCACGCATTTCTTCAATGTCAACACGTTGTTCTTCTTGAGTAACATTTAACTCCATTGGAATTTCACGACGTACATAGTCGCGGCTTACAAGTTTGTCAGAACGCATCTGTAGCAGAGCAATAATTGCATTGTTTGGATTCATACCCGACATAATGCCGTAACGGACATCTACGCCGTATTCACCAGCAATCTGCCTTGATGGTACATACTTCATATTGAACGGAGTACCGTCATCTACGCCCTTGATTTCCTTGGTCATATTGCCAAAGATTTTCTCGTCTACCTCAAAGCAGAGAGATACAAGTTCAGTAAAGAGGCGTGCAAACTGTGCTTGTGCTGCACGAACCTGTGTATCAAAGCCAGCCTGGAGTGCTTGAACTCCGCGACCTGTGATGATAGAAGCATCGATATTACCGCTGCGTACTTCTGGGTAGCGAGATCCTAGACGTAGTTCTCGCTCTAGAACGCTAGATTCTGTAAATACTCCAGCAGGTAGTTCTAGTGGAACACGACGGATTGCCTGTGGATTAGCAGAACGCATAATGGCATCAGGGCCGAGTGCAAGTTCTTGTACATCTTGCGGAATAGCAATCGGAGCCTGAATGGATTTCTCTGCTGCCTGAATCTGTAATACTGCAAAGCGAGCACGAGCAAGTTGTACTGCTAATACATCATCAAACTGACCGCGTGCTTCGCCATCGAGAGATGAGCGAACTGCAACACGAGCCATACACTTGCCTACAGCATTAGGTAGGTTAGAGAGAATAAGGTTGTTGCGATCAGGTACATAAATTAAATCTTGGTTCTTGTCGTGGTAGCGAACCATTGTGATGTATGGAGAGCCTGTTGCGTACTGGCTCTTAGCCACAATCTGATTGTAGAACTCTGGGTATTGCATAGCCAAAGATTCTGCATCGGTTTGGATTACCTGCGTTAGTGAGATACAACGACCAAAGCGGTCCATCTCAGGATAGACACCAAATGGATTAAGTAGACGGATACGAGGATTGTTTGTCTCGTAATCCATCTCTACCATTGCTGGCAACATACCGTAGGTGTTAAACCAATCAGCACCTGTATACATCTGGATTTGTAGTTCAGACATTGAAACGTAATAGTTTGCAATGCGTGTTCTAGTATCTGCAGATTTACGAGCAGAGTCTGAAACCATATTGGTAGCAGCGCAGTTAAACGATGGCAGTGGTGCCATTACCTCTGCGAGGTCACGAGCAGCAACGTCAACAAAGTTAGCAACCAGAGGCTTTGGGTACTCCTCAGAGAACATCGCAGGATAAACCTTGCTGATATCTCCTTGGCGTACTGATAGTACGTCACGCATACGCTGGTCACGTGCTGCATACTTAGTCTGCAGTCGCGCTACCTTAGCGATGACCTCTTTGGTTGTAAGCATTTGTCCCTACTTCTTCTTAATCTTCTTTGGTGGTGACTTCTTCTTTGGAGGTGTATAACCCATACCAGGCATAATCACATCGTAATCTGGTGGAAGTTTTGTCTTCTTGCCTCTAGGCGTTTTTGTATTCTTCATTCCTGGCATAATCCCTACTTCTTCTTATTAGACTTCTTGGCTAAATCAGTTGAACGCTTTGTAACCTTACGTGATGGTTTGCTTGCCTGACCAGTAAGCGCTCTGGTTGTCTTGGCTTTTTCAGCCTTTGCCTTTGCACGCTTTGTAACTGCTGCTGCACGAGCAGCACTGCGTTCAGTTTCTGCAGCACGTTGATTCTGCATCAACTTGGCTGCTTTCTTTTCTGCTGAGTTTGGATATCTGGTTCCAATCAAAGGTACTTTTTCAATACCTTTTTTAGGACCACGAGAAAGATTCATTGCTGCTTGTTCTGTTGCATACTCTGAATAAAACTTGTCGTTAGCATATGCTCTGGCTGTACGAGCCTTCTCTTGCACCTTAGATACTGATTGCTTTTTTACTTTTGGCATAATGTCTCCTAGATGAACTGTCTGTCTTTTTCTGCAAGGAGTTCATCTATGTTGATGACCTTGCGCTTGCCCCGTTCAAAGCGGGACAAAAATGGATTCTTCATATGGTGGGCTGTATGTATACCGTTACTGAGCCACTCACGTGCTTTGATTTCACAGAACCACAAGGCCATTACCATATCGGTCTTACCTTTAGTGGTAGGTGACCAGGTAATAAGTTGTTCTATAAGAGCCTTGATGTTCTCTGTCTGATCTGATGGCAGATGGATAATGTTATCTCGGTGATGCTTACCATCTTGCTGTTTGGTACCAAAGAGGGTGGACATAGATGCCACACCAAATCCTGCATCCCATTTGTTATTACCAGTATGGTGTTCTCGCAAGATAATACCTTTGCTTGCAAGGAACTGGCGGATGCCTTCATCTTGAGTAAGGAAGGACTGGAATGCGTTACGCTCTACTACCCACTCATTAGGTGAGTAGACATTGGACCAATCTACAATCAACTGTCTAATCTGAGCAGGTGTTGGTCTAGTAATCTTGATAGCATCAACGATATAACGCTTATGCGTTACACGATCTATCGCATAGCAGATTGCTGCGGTATCTCCCACCATTGCAGGGTCTAGGCCACAGACAACGCTAAAGCCATTCAAATCTCTGGGATGACCTGGGGAACCTGGTTGTAATCTTCCAGCCTTACGCATACCGTCAATAGAACCCTTGACACATACTGGGTCAAAGATGGCATCATCTGAAATATCTTGTTGTTGGTAAATCAAAGCCCAGGTAGAGGCATCCATCGCTTGACGTTCAGCATAAAGGTGTTTACCATTCCAGCGAGGGTATAGACCTTCTTCTGTCTTCTGGTCTTCACCTTGTCCATCAAAGGCCATATCAGAGTAAGGCCAGAGGGTAACCCACTTGTTGGGATCTTCGTGTGTCTCCAGCAAGGCTGGCATAGCCAGATAGGTCCAGGGGACCAAGCCACCAGGGTAACGGTCTGGGCTACGTAGTTCTCTGTATAAATCTACAGCGGCTACACGAGTACCTACCACCACCAGTTTGCCTGTCGGGTTGAGACGGGAGCGTAC